CATTCTTCATATTGTCGATGACACTTTTTGCGCCTTTATCTGATTGTTCAGCAGCACCTTTTTTCTCAGCACCGTGGCCAGCTGGAACCTTTTCTACATATTCACGTACTGTTTCGAGGTCGAAATTATCTTTCATTTCGTCATCGCCCATATCGCCGCCTTCTTCATCGCCGTTCATAGCGTCGAATTTAGCCTGTAGTTCGTCGACAATAGCGTCTAGATCTTGGAATAGTTCTTCTGGTTCTTTTTCAGACATATCTTCGTCGTCTTTATCGCCTAAGTCGTTTTCTAGATCGTCTGTGGGATCTCCGCCCATATCGTCCATCTCATCATCGGCTTCGATAGCGATGTCTTCGAATTCTTCGTCTACTTGGTCTTCTTCTGCGTCTTCATCTTTAGCAGCTTCTTCCATTTCTTCGTCTTCGTCATCTTCATCTTTTTCTTCTTCTTCAGCGATTTCGCTGTCGATTAGATTTTCGTAGATTTCGCGACTCTTTACCACTACATACTCGTGAAATAGTTCTTCTGCTTTCTGTTGTTCGTCGTTTACCAGATGCTCGAGCATCTGCTCTAAAATTTGTTTATCGGCCATGTTGTGTTCTCCTCAGATGGTTAGGCTGTCAGTTTATTTACAAAATTTGTTACATTTAGATGTTAAATGGTAGTTTTTTGATTGATTTCGTTAGAATATATAGTTCCCGAAAATTTATTTTCGAAATCTTGGAAACTTATGTGCTGTAGATTAGGAAGATTTCTTAATTTGTCAGGTATGAAAGATCCTGTTTCTGCTACTCTAAAAAAATTTACTGTGCGATATTCTTTGATAGTTTTCTCTGTTTGATTCAGCCAGTTGCCAAAAAAAGTAGCCGAATCCGAACTCTTTTTATAGTTAAAAGTGTCAGCGTATATGTTATTGAATTTGCCATCAAGCCCTTGATAATCAAATCCGAAAATATAGATGTTTTTGTGCCCTTGTGTGCAGGCAAACCATAACGCAGTTGGTCCACTGCTCCATCCTTTGTGAGGACTAAAGAAGTTGATTCCGTTTTTTGATGTGATACCTTTATTAGGATTGGTCCACACTTGATGATTTTTCTGATAACCTGCAGATATTATTTCATTGACCATTTTTACATCTACAGCTACAAGGAAATCAGGTTCAAATTCTCTATACAAGGCGTTGCAACCTATAGTGGTGCCTAACCCGTTGAGGCGATTCGGATCTAGTTTGAGTCTACTTTTTCCGTTGCCTAATACAAATGCTATATTATTCTGCTGGAGCTGCTTCTGCTGGTGGTTGGCCATACATCTGCTTGATAAATGACATTTCTGAATTTCGCTCCATTTCGTGTGCTTCGCTCTGCATACGTAGTTGATTGATCTGTCTTAAGGTGAGCTTTACTTTTCTAGTATCGCTTTTATTGATAATAGATTGATCTCGCTGTGCGTCGTATCTACGATCGTTGGCGAAATCATTGTTTTTGTCGTTAAAATAAAAAAATTCGTTAAGCAGCATCTTGTATTTATCAATTATGCCGGCGGGGTTGCGGGTGCTGCTTCTGCTCCTGCTTCTGCTCCTGCTTCTGCGGCAGCGGCCATGTCTTCAGGAGCTTCTGCTGTTTGAGCACCTGCATCTGCTGCTATGGCTCCTGGCGTGATACCTGCAGATCTTAACTCTCCTGCGGCATCAGCAGAAGGTTGTAATTTAGCACCGTTCTCTTCTTGCCACAGGCGTTCGTTTTCTGTGATCTCTTCTTGGCTGAGTCCAAGGAATCTCTTCAATGTAAAACGCTTGCTCATATATGGAACTTCTTGCAGTGCTGTGAAACTTTGGATACGAGCATTATCTAATTCAGATTGGCGATAGGCTGCAAAGTTCTGTGGATTATTAAACTTTAATTCAAAAATACCGTTGTCGATATTGATACCGTTGTTGTTCATCCACAGTTTAAATTCTAGATCAAATGTCTCGACTATGCTATTCTGTAGACGTTTACAGTATTCGTTAAATCTCAGTTCTTGGATATAAGCCGTTCCAACTTTTCCGTCCGCGATGGTGTTTGCAGCTTCTTCAATTCCCGTAGGCAGATAAGCAGCAGGTATACGTAGAGCCCTAAAGAGCTTATTAGTAAAAAACCGTAGATCAGTAATTTCTCCAAGATTGGTACCTCCTGGTAATGTTTCTACCTTTGAACCTCTACCTTCTGCTGTCTGGGGAAAGAAGTAATCTTCGTTGGTGCTTAACGGATTGTAGCTTGCGTCTATGACATTGGCAGATCCGCCTGTGGCGCTAGGAATTCGTCGCTGTTGGATTTCATTTTTCACACGCTCAACAAATGCCATAGCCATGTGTGCTGGCATGTTGCCAACGTCTACATAGAAAATCCTACGCTCAGGAGCACGTTGTATACGATAGATGATGATAGCATCTTCCAGCAGTTCTTTCTGCTTATAGACTTTGAACACGCTTTCTAAGATACTATTTCCAAAAGGATAATTGTTATCTAACCCTTCGGACAAACTGATGTGGATGACATTGGACGCATCTACAGCAATTTCGTTTTCTCCCATGGAGAATCTCGTGCCAGTCTGTCTAGCTACTTCGCCTACGAATCCTCTTCCAAATCCACCACCGCTGGTATAACTGCTGGTACCGCTGGGACTGGTGTTTGCAGTACCGTGAGGAGTGACTGCTACTAGATTTTTAAAATTGAAATTGATATCTTTGATAACATATTGCTCAGGAAGTTTACCTTCTGATTCGTTAACAATGATCTTGGTTACTTTAGCGGAATCTACATATAACCATTTTTTAGTTTCAGGATCTTTGAGAAAAAAACAATCACCATACTTTAGTGTGTTTCTTACCACACGGAAAATTCTGTTTTCGAATTGTTGTATCTTGCACCATTTCTGTAGACTGTCTTTGAGTATCTTGACTTCTGTACTGGTAGCTTTGTTTCTAAAATTAATATGGAAAGGAGTTGCGTTCTCCTTGTCTCGCTGTGTGCAGAACTCAGCTATGATATCTAGGGCAGCATTGACTTCCGAATCCATATCCATGGTATCATACTGCATGTATCGCTCGATGCGATTTGGTGCTCCTGCATAGACATCGGGTAGGTAAGAACTGTAATGCGCTCTAGCCGGACCTGGACGACCCCCGTTGCCCATAGGACTATAGGCAGCTTTAGAATTTTCTACGTTGACAGGGGTAAAGTATTTTTTCCAACTCATATTATGGTATCTTAGGCTGCAGGATTAGCCCAGACGTCTCCGCTGAAGCTTTCTTGCACGTTTAGTTGTCTTTCCATTATGCGGCTGTTTGCTTTATTGATCTTAACTAGTTCGGTCATACTCTTACTTATCTCAACTAATTCTGGGTTGGCAGTTTTTGTGGTTCCTCCTCCAGACTCTACTTCAGCATTTATTGTCTTTTGGACAGCACGTTTTTCATCCTCTTCTTTTTTGTTTTCCAATTCTTTTTTGGTAGCTTCTGCTTTGACTAAAGGTGATTTCTGTTGTGTAAAGAAAGACACGGCAGTAGCTTCGGGGCTGCTCATATCTAGAGCAGTAGCTTCAGGAGTCGCTGCTTTTTTATCTCTCTCTGTCTTATCTGCATAGAATTTTTTATCTCTGGCTTCCCTAGCTTTGTCTCTTTTTTCTTGTTCTTCGAATCCTTTTTTACGATTAGCTTCCATTCTTGCTGCGGTTTCTGTGGCTAATCTTTCTCTTTCTGTCGTTTGTTCTGCTATTTCTAACTCTGTTTCTTTGATTTGATCTCCAAAATCAACTCCGGGGAGGAAATCTAAAACTTTAAAAAATCCTAATTTTATGTAAGAAAATAAACTTTTCCACATGCTAAAATACATTTTTAAACCGTTGCCTAACACGGTCATATCGCCACCGAATTTCTTAAATATCATCACTGCGCCTGTTATAGCCGCACCAAGCAATAGAAAAGGACCTAACTTGGCCAATGTAGCAGCATGTTCAGCCCATTTAGCAGCAATCGTGGCCTTTAGGCTAGAGATATAAGCCACTAGTAACGGTGACAATGCTACCATGGCACCTGTTAACAATGGAACCATATGGTCTTGTATAAAATCCGTTACAGCGAAAAATGCCGGGGCTAACAGCTGGAACGCTGGAACGACAATAGTTTGAACTAGTTCCGCCATAGTTGTGAACGTAGTCATCAATACCTCTAATAATCCACTGTTGGCCAACGCCATCTGGAAACTGTTTGAAAATTCTGCCAGAGTCTGTTTGGATTTTTGTATGGCTTCGTTTTGTTTATCAGTTTCTTCTGCAGCTTTTTTCTGTTCTGCTGTGGCTTGAGTTACAGCATCTTTCTGCATGCTCTGGGCTAATGTTAACGCATTCATAGTGCCGGCAAATTCTGGAGCGGCAGCGAATGTTCCGCCTAACTGCTTGGCAGCTTTGCCGCCTTCTTGCGCCATAAGATTGTTTAATCTATTTCTCTCGTCTTCAGTTACTGCTTCACCTCTTTGCATTTTGGCACGAAGTTCTTGTAACATCGCTGCAGACTTAGGCATCTGTGATAAAAGTTTTTGATTTTCATCTGTGGTTGCAGTGCCTGTAGCTAAAATATCTTTGGCAAAATTGCCTAAAGGTCCTTGCATGCCGCCCGCCAATCCACCAAGAGTTGCAAGAAACGATTTTCTAACTTCTTCGGATTGATTTGCCATAGCGCCTTGGAACTGTGCATCTTTCAGTGCATTCATCATTTCTGCTTCTTTGGCAGAACGTTCTACACCTGTGATTTTTGCCAGCGCATCTAGTTCTTTGAGATATTTTTGAGCACCTGCCACCAATTGAGCATTGCTTTGCTTTCCTTGTAGACCTTGCATTCTCAACATATTACCATATGTTGCTAGGCCTTTGTTTATGTCCTGTGTGGAAAATCCTAGAGCATATAGATCACTACTAGTAGTTCTTAATGTCCTGCTTACTTCGGCAAATCTTTTAGCACCTGCTTCTACAGTGGTGCCAAATCCCAGCATTCCTTCGCCGCTGGATTTGATCAGAGATCCAAACTCCGCCATGGTCATGCCAGCAGCACTGGCTGATTTAGAAAATTCATTTATGCTGCCGCCAAAAGTCGCTCCTGATGAAGCGGCATCATTAAATGATTTTGCCACGTTTTCTGCTGCGCCCGCTACC